GTTCTTTCATCCAGGGCAACAAGGAAAACAAACTAAGTTTCCAGGTCAACGAAGTAGAGGAACGTTCTCAAAAGAGAACAGAATATTTGTAAGAAATAAAATAACAAATATGCTGAATAGAAATATGATTAACTTTCCACACGATACAAGTAATGCAGCGTTTACACTAGGAACTGTGCGAGATAAGTCTCCACAGAATTGGATTCATCATGATGCAGCCTTCACGGATAAAGAACTTACATATGGTGGGACAGAGTATGCAGCAGTTATATATCTATCTCCTGAGCCAGACCCTACAGCAGGGACTGCATTTTTTAGGAGTAGAAAATCAAAAACCATATGGAAAACAAAAGAAGTGACTTTTGATAAAACAACAGGATTTAAAGATGTATGGGAAGGACACCCTAACTTTGATATCCATATGTTCTCAGCAAATATATACAACAGAGCAATAGTATATCCAGCAAGATACTGGCATGCTCCCTCTAATGCAGGGTGGGGCTACGATAAACAAACAGGCAGACTTGTACAAGTTTGCTTTTTCATGGTAGAACAAGGGGACTATGATGACAGAATACAACAGTAATAAGTTTAACGAGGACGAAGCACTCAAAACGCTTCAAAGCTATATTGAGTCCACATACGATGGACATTATAGTATGAATAAGATACAGTCTACTGAGTTCATATTTGACGCAGGGCATGGAGAAGGTTTCTGTTTAGGAAACATAATAAAGTATGCACAGAGATATGGAAAGAAAGATGGAAAGAACACAGCAGACTTATTGAAGATTTTACATTACGGAATTATTTTATTAGGGGCAACATATGAGAACGAAAAAACACGAAAATCTCACACAAGCAAATATAACCAAGGTAATTGAGTTATTAAACCCTACCGATGGTAGTAAACCAATCACTAAGAAAGAAGCATGTAGTATACTAAACATAGCTTACAACACCACTAGATTGGGTAATATCATTGGAGAGTTTCATGAGATGCAAGAGTTCCGTGCAAAAAGAAAAGCACAGAACAGAGGTAAGGCGGCAACGCCACAAGAAATTAGAACTACAGTACAAATGTATTTGGAAGGAGATAATATAAGTGATATCGCTAAATCATTATACAGGTCTCCAGCGTTTGTCAAAGGTATTATCGATAGAATCGGAGTACCACAAAAGTTGGCAATGACCGACTATGAAGGAAGAAGGAACGCAATGCTACCAGAACAGTGTGTAGCAGATGAGTTTCAACCTGAAGAAAGAGTTTGGGCAATCAGACAAAACTATCCAGCGATAGTAAAAAGAGAATTAAAACCTGAGCTCTCAGACGAGAGGGGTTACAAAGTATATCTTGTAGATACAATAGAGTGCACACAAGATGATTTAAAAAACACATACTTCCCACATCTAACCCATGCTGGTAAACAATATTGTTTAGCATCATATGAGATGGGCAGTCTAAGACATTTACAAGAGTATATGTAATAAGGACATTTATGTCAGAATATATTGTAGCCATGTGGCTTTCTGCATGGTTACTACAACTTTACACAATTTATTATCCTGTGATGAGGAGAATTCCTCATGGGCATATAGTAAGAAAACAATGGTTTATTTCCTACAGCGTAGTATTTATCTTTGCTATCTTGCTAGTACCATTTTCACTACCAGCTATGTTAAGTGAGAATCAGAGGATTAGATATCAGAATGGATTTCTGAGAGGATTATTAGGAGAAAAATAATGGCGTATATAGGAAACCCCTACTACGATGCACTAGAAGCAAAGTATATAGCACAGATTAAAGAAGCACAAGCAGTGCTACAAACATACTTTCAAAACTCAGTAGGTATTGGAGAGCACTCTGATTTATTGCCTGAGTTTGACAAGTGGGTAGAACAACTTGCAAGTGCTGATGAAAAACTACAAGCTTTACGCAAGTTGCTTAAAAAATGAATCAAGTACTAATACTTGAAGTAGGTAGTACGAAGATAGGTGTAGTAAGAAATCCTTATGAACGTGCCGTCTTTCACTATATGCATGGACTAAATTGGATTGGTTTTGATAACTGGATTCAAGAAAATAATTTAGTTGGTCAAGTAGAGTCTTATAAAAAATGTACAGAACTAATTGCATTTGATGACTGGGAAAATGAATTAAAAATTTTAAAGCTAGATGTAAAAGATATATCAGTTATGCAAGGTCAAAAAACAATAACGGACTGGAAAAGCTGGTACACTTTAAAAAGTAAACAAGTAATTACTGAAGTGTTCAAAGATGATATACTTACCTATGGTTTTAGCTACTAAAAAATAGTTCTTGACTCATGCTTAAAATTCTTGTATAATATATTTATATTAAGGAAATAAGCAATGAGTGATAGATTTTACCAACAAATGCTAGAGACCACAGGTTGGGCTCCAGGTTATCGTAATACCTCAACTCTTGCCGAATACAAACAAAACTATAAATTAAAAAGGAAAAGAAACATGGCGTGGACAGACGAAAGTAAAGAACAAGCAGTTGAAATGTATACTGCTGAAGAACCAACTCCAGAGAATAGCATGGAGATTGTACAGATGATTGCTGAAGAATTAGGCGAGAGCCCAAATGGTGTCAGAATGATTCTAACAAAAGCAGGTGTTTATGTTAAGAAAACACCAGCAGTCAAATCCTCATCAGGTGGAGGCGGTGGCAGAGTAAATGTCGCAGCTGCACAAGATGGATTGATTAAAGCTATTAGTGATATGGGCGAAGAAGCTGACAGTGCTATCATCAGTAAACTAACTGGTAAAGCAGCTGTATACTTCACAAACTTAATCAACAAACTTAACGATTAATACCCCTGGAATGTGGGCAGTCTTCGGACTGTCCGCACTTTTTTACATCTAAAAGAATCACCTTACAGAGTGACACCATGATTGGACGGTAATAGATATTAACCTACCAACAGGAATCACATGAAGAAAGAAGATTTTGTTAGAAAATTAGACGATGCTGGGGATGCAATCGTCACATACAGAAGTCAAAACAGTCGTAGGCTAAAATATAACGTATGCACGAGTGACTTTGACAATAAGTATATACAATCTAAAAGGAATAGAGCAAAACCGAATAATAAACAAGTATTATTATTTTGTTGGGATACTGACTCTTATAGATTGTTAGTCCCTGACAATGTAACTTCTATTGTACCCCTATCAAGGATATTGAAAAATGATAGAACTACATGAAGCACCAGCTGTCTATGAAAAAGAAATAAGTTATAACGAAGCAAAATCTGAAAAAGTATTCGTTATGATAAATACTTTTCGTGGAACAGAGTATCTACATATTAGAAAGTATTATCAAGACTTTGATGAAGAATGGAAACCTACCAAGGATGGCATTGCCATGCCTTTAGATTTTAATAATAGTCGTGGACTATTTGAGGCGTTGGTTGAGATTCTGTCAATATCAGAGGTCAAAGGAGTGCTAGAAACTCATTTCAAAGAAGTTCTCGATAAGATATACTTATAGCTCTAAAAAATAATACTTGACAAATCCTTAAAATTTCTGTATAATATTCTTATGAATAAAACAGAATACCTAGAATTATGTAATCGAAAGTATGCAGAGGGTAATCCTATATTACCTGACGAAGTATATGATAGACTCGTAGAGAATACCGAGTTGGAAACACAAGTAGGATACAAACCTCAGGACAAACCGTACTATAATATACCTCCTACAGATTCACGATTCAAACACCCTTACCCAATGTATTCATTACAAAAAGTCTTTGTCGGAGAAGATAAAGAACCAGATTGGGATTCCAAAAAACCACACATAATGACTGCCAAGTTGGACGGTGCAGCTGTGTCTATAACTTATATAGAAGGCGTACTAACACAGGCTCTCACTCGTGGTGATGGTAAAGCAGGACTAGATATTACTGGAAAAATAAAAACTTTAGTGCCAAATAAAATATGGAGTAAAGGACTGAAACAGATTACTGGAGAAGTTGTTGCACCTAAGAACATACCAAATGCTAGAAACTATGCAAGTGGTGCTTTGAATCTAAAGGACTTAGAAGAATTTAAGTCTCGTAATCTTACATTTATAGCTTATGGAGTACAGCCAGCAATTTGTGCTGAGTGGACTGAAGATATGAGTATGATAAAAGATATGGGATTTAACACTGTCACACAAAGTGATTGGAATGAATTTCCTCACGATGGCAAAGTTGTAAGGGTCGACTCTAATATATATTTTGAAACATTAGGCCACACTTCACACCATCCAAGAGGAGCTTTCGCTCTAAAAACAAGACAGGCTGGAGTAGTTACTCGGCTCTTGGACGTTGAATGGAATGTCGGGAAGTCAGGTGCTGTTTCGCCAGTTGCGATTCTAGAGCCATGTGTGATAGGAGAGGCAACAGTTAGTCGTGCCACCTTACACAATATCGGATATATCGAAGCATTAGACCTACAAATAGGTTGTAATGTAGAAGTTATTCGTAGTGGAGAAATAATACCTCGAATTGTAAAACGAGTATGAAGTACTTAAGCGAACTTATTAGTAAATTTTTAGAGTGGTCTTTCAAAAGAACTGCACAAAAACAATTTGATAAGTCTATGCTAGAGTATAGGGACTCTGATAATACATGAGTGGTGGAGTATATAATAAAACTTTTTTTGAAAACCATCCGTGGGAAAAAGAAAAAGAAGGCGTCCTCTATGGGATAGTGTTAGTAAACAAGGCAACATGGGAACGAGAAACTATAAAAGTCGGCATCGCAAAAGGGCGAACATTCAAAGACGTAGTAAAGCGAGGGCGTGGATTTACAAACTACGACATCAGGATACAGAGGATTTGGACAGGAACGATATACAACTGTTGGAGATGGGAACAGAAACTACACAAAATGTACAAGAATGACAGACACAAAACCGCCCACCATTTTGGAGGGCATACGGAATGCTTTACAATGGACTCGAAAATCCTACACAGCTTCCCCAAGAAAGATGAAATTTACAGGGATTAGCGAAGGGTTTCACGATGCAGCTATTGCAGTCGTAGAAGGAAACCAAATACTCTTTGCCGCACAAGCGGAGAGATACACTCGTGTCAAGAATGATAAGCGTTTACCTTTAAACTTAAGAAAGTTAACAGCAGATACTACAACCATATTCTACGAAGATACTAAATTAAAGAATGAACGTAGAAAGAAGTATGGAATGTTACCTAGTTCTGCTGGTCAGTTTGTAGACACTCACATGAAACACCATGAAAGCCATATGGCTGCAGCGTATTATACAGCGCCTTTCGTACCAGATGCTACAGTAGTAATTGATGCGATTGGAGAGTATGATACAGCAAGTGTATGGGTTGATGGAGAGAAAGTTTGGAGTAGACAATATCCTTGGTCATTAGGACTATTTTATAGTGCTATAACGAAACGTATAGGACTTAAACCTAATGAAGATGAGTACATAACTATGGGTATGGCTGCCTATGGTACACCCTGTATAGACATGACTAGTATAGTACATGAAGATTTACACAAAGGCATCCCTTGGAAAAAGTGGATGTTTAAAGCGCCTGAGGACATCGCCGCCTCAGCACAGCTACATTTAGAGTATGAAATCGAACAGATATTCGATATAGCCAGAAGGTATGGAGATAGCGTTGCATATGGTGGAGGAGTTGCACTGAACTGTGTAGCAAACTCTAAAATTCGTAAGAAGTTTAAAAATATGTGGATATTTCCTAACCCTGGGGATGCAGGTAGTGCATTAGGTTGCATACTAGCACATACAAAAAGGCGAGTAGAATTTAAAGATATGTTTTTAGGATATGATATACAAAGATATATAAATCCTTTAGATGTAGTAAGAGAACTAACTAACAATAGACTATGTGGAGTAGCAAATGGAAAAGCAGAATTTGGACCTCGTGCGCTTGGTAATCGTAGTCTTCTTGGTGACTGTCGTTATGACATCAAAGACACAGTCAATGATGTTAAGAAACGGCAAAAGTTTAGACCCTTCGCTCCCGCGATACTGGAGGAGTTTGTAGATGAATACTTTGAAGGGTATTGTAATGAGTATATGCAATATGTTGCAAAAGCTAAACATGATTACAACTCAGTCACACACGTTGATGGAACAGCAAGAGTACAAGTGGTTAGAAAAAACAGTAGGTCAATATTACGACCTATACTAGAAGAATGGTACGAACTTACTAAAGTACCAATGTTATTAAATACAAGTTTAAATATAAAAGGACAACCTATGGTAAACACATGGGAACACGCCCAGCAATTTGAAGAGAGGTATAAAGTAAAAGTACTATGATATATTGGAATGGATGCAGCTTTGTACAAGGCATGGAATTAGTGCAACCACTAAAAGATGGATTTCCTCATTTGGTTAGTAAACATTTTAATCAAGAATGTAAGAAACAATCAAAAGTAGGTGGCAGTAATGAAAGAATGTTTAGAACAAGTACACAGTATTTAGCATTTCATAAACCAAAACTCGCAGTTTTTTGTTGGACTACACCAAATAGATTCGAATATTTAGCTGAAGGAAATAACTGGAGAAATGCTGGTTGGTCATCTTTTGGATTTGATAAAAGAAAACTAGAAATCAATCCTGAGTTTAGCCAAATAGTAAAGCATCCTGGTATGTCTAGAAAGCATCACATAGGTTTATCTAATTACGGAATCTATGTCAGAAATGTTAGGTATAATTTAATACAAACAATTACTTTTATAAATGCAATGAAAAAATACTGTGAAGCAATGGAGATACCTAGCTTACACTATTTTATTTCTAAGGGTCAGTTGACCCATGCTTTGCATACACTAGACGAGACATATTATGAAGCAACAAATATAGTATGGCAAGAATTTGCACCCACCAGACAGCAATGGTTAGATTTAATACCTGAATTAAAAGGAGAAGATTTCTATACCTTATGTCAAAGACACAAAGTAGCTTTTGGTGTAAAAGACCATCCCCTTGAAGATGGTCATCAACTAATGGCTGATAGAATAATAAAGGATATTTATGATAAAGAATTGGATAAACAGTTTAGTTAAAAAAGTAAAAGCGATATACTTTTACTATAAACACAGAAACATTGAAATGGAAACTCATATCTATGAGGAAGATTAAAAATTTGGTTTGGTCTTTTTCCGTTACCTCATCAAAAAAAGTTCTTGACATGAGGTTAAACTTTTTGTATAATATATAATATATTTGAGAGAGAAAAGAAATGACAACAATTATACCACCAACCAACTGTCCTTGTTGTGACTCTATACTAGAGTTAGTAAACGAGCAGTTGTTCTGCAGAAACACAAAGTGTCCTGCACAGTGGAGTAAAAAGTTGGAGTCCTTTTCATCTTCTCTTAAAATTAAAGGGCTTGGGCCAGCAACTATCGATAAGTTAGGTGTTGAATCATTGCCCGAGCTTTATGAACTTACTGTATCTGACGTACAAGATAGATTAGGGTCTCAAAGATTAGCTGAGAAACTCATTGATGAACTAGAGAAATCAAAGAGTAGCAAGCTGGTAGATATTCTGCCTGCTTTCTCAATACCACTTATTGGTCGGTCGGCTTCTCAAAAATTATGCGATACAATATCAAACATCGAAGATATTAGCGAGAACAGTTGTACTGAGGCAGGTATCGGACCAAAAGCATCAGCTAACTTGGTAAACTTTATGGAGACTGAATTTTATCCTAACAGATACATAGACACACTACCCTTCAATTGGAATAATAAAATAGTAAAAAAGAAAGAGGTCACAGGTGTTGTATGTATATCAGGTAAGTTAAAAAGCTACCCTACAAAGGCTCATGCTACGAAAGTACTAGAGTCATACGGATTTGTAGTAAAATCAAGTCTGACAAAAGAATGTACTCATCTTATAAATGAGTCAGGTATTGAGTCAGCAAAGACACAGACAGCTCGTGACCGAGGTGTTTTAATAATAACAAATATAAAACATTTAATAGAGGAATATTAAAATGGCATTACCAAAATGGACAGATGAAAGAACTCAACAATTGACAGACTTCATCGGTGGAGAAAGCCCTGTATCACAGGCAACTGTAGCTAACGCTGCAGAAGAACTAGAAACTTCAGTAAGAAGTGTTAGTTCAAAACTAAGAAAGATGGGTTTTGATGTTGAACTAGCTTCAGCTTCAGCAACTAAATCTTTCTCAGACGAGCAAGAATCTACTCTTGCAAACTTTGTGCAAGACAACAGTGGTTCTTACACATATGCAGAAATTGCATCAAACTTTGAAGGCGGACACTTTAGTGCTAAGTCTATTCAAGGAAAAATCCTTTCTATGCAGTTAACAGAACATGTTAAACCTGCACCTAAAGTT